TGCTTTATCTTCTTCTGGGTATTCTATTACTTTGTTATCTTCGATACTTTTGATTATCATATCGTCAAGATCTCTAATCTCTTCTGCTGCTCTGCGACAAAGTGATTTTAAACGTAAAATCTCTCTTTGGTGTTCGTTATTTTCTTGTTCTAATTTTTCAATCCACGATCTCATTTCTTTACCCTCGCAGTTTTTGCTGGTCTGGATCTTCCGTTGGATGGGGATTGAATGCATTCTTCTTTGATTTCGAAAAACCTATCACGATAATCATCACAAAGCTCAATCACAAATGATTTTCCTGCATTTTCTGGTGCCATTCTGTCTTCCAGCCAATCAAGCCTCTCCGATACTACGCCCCAACAATGAGTTGCTGTTGCGAGTTCTTCTTCTAATTCTTTGATTCTTAGTTCCAAACTATCCTCACTTGGGGCTGGGTGACTACCTTTTGTATCTTTATTCATTCTTCGCCAACTTTCATACTCATAACCACAGCATACCACGGGAAGCGGCTGCTGTCAAGACCTAATCGGTAATCGTGAAGTCGTAGGGTGCGTGCGGAATGATGGAGAGGGCTTCGCGCCTTTCCCATGAATCCTTATGCGGTGCCAAGTCGTCTTCCCACTGAACACACAACTGCTGGAATGGTGTCTCCACCTCATAGCTGCTATCAATTACGGTTCCGACCGAACCTGTTCCAAAATGTTGTACTTTGTCGCCAATATCCATTACTTTCTCTTTCTCCGGTATTTCCGGTCTGGAAGCAGCATCACTTCCAATATTTGTCCGTGGCTCATATCGTCACAATAACGATAGAACCGCTTTATTTCAATTGTTTGGCAAGCCAGCCTCTGGTCAGACCCCACAGTTGAGTAGGTGAAATAGCCCCCGCTTTTCTTTACGATAAGTCCCAGACCATTGTTGGTGCGGAACATGTCCCCGGGGTACAAATGATAGTTGCTCATTTAGTTTCCTTTTGTTACTAGGGTTAGTTCTTCTTCGTAGGCCCAGGTAGGGCTTTCGTCATTTGTAAACTGAACCCACCAAGCGGCTGCGCCGTCCCAATTTAGAACGTTGTCGTCGTCTGTTTCATATTGCAACTTACGCACGGTGATGCCGAGCGACCATGAGTGTCTTACCAAGTCACCGATTTTCATTTCTTTTCCTGATAAAGTCTTCGTATTTAAGGATTGCGATACAGAAAAGAGCGAGCCCTATTTCCACCGCTTCTGTGCCGATTTTCTTAACTCGGGATTTCCACTTCATTTTCAAGCAGTTCCAACTCAGAGTCCAAGGCGATGATAGTGTGCCCATCGAAGGTCTGAACCTCATAGTGAAGTCCCTGCTTATAGGTAGGCCCGTGAACACACCGGACAACGATACCCTTTGCATCGTGGAACTTGTCCTCGGGCGCTACCAAGCGCACCAAATCTCCTACCATCATCATGCTTACAGCGTAGCACAGAGGCGCAAAGAAGTCAAAGGTTTTTTTATTTTTAGAGCTTGGGGGGCTGAGATTTCCACTTGAATCTCCACGCATCCTCACATTTGCCCCAGTGATTAAGGCGATTTATACATCTGGTGGACTGGTTACTTCTGTGATAGCAGCGGTGCAGTTCCCCACCAGGAAGGTATCGGAGTATTTTGGTCATTAAGCTCACCAACTTCTCCTTCAAATTTCTCATAATCTTTAGCCTCCACTAGAAGTCTACACGCGGTGCCAATGGGCTCTATTATTACATAGCCATTCAATTGCAATCCGGTAACTTTGCTCGGGCCCTTGTCGGGACCCATCTCTTTCGCGACAGTTGGCACGACCAAATCCCCTAGCTGAAACTTAAAATTAGATTTCTTACCACTCATAAATATAATACCCTTCAAATCCGTCATAGTCGGCGGCGACAAAATCAAAATGATAGTATCTATCACAATCGTAATAAGTGCTTACAATATTTCGATACCACAAGCCGTTCCCCACGTAATCCATGTGTTGATAATCATAATTGTTAATGTAAAAACCCACTTCCATCACCTCATAGGGGCCGTGATTGGAGTCCGCATAAATTTCAAATATCCAATCCGAAACATCCCAATAAGCATCGTATTGGCAGCTAATAAATGGCAATTCAAGCCACACATCGCCGTAGCCTGAAGTTGTGTGTGACGAAATGCCGCTATCCTCTACATAAAGAACACAACCTGTCATTATAAACAAACAGAAGATGAAAAGATTTCTAATCATTGGGCCGTACCGGAATAACGCCCGGCGGGACTTGGCCGCTTACCATTCCGCCGTGTTTTACAATAACATTTGTAACCACGCCCACAGGAACATAGCCATAAACCGTATCAGTAGGCTGAGCCGGGTGTTCAGCCCACGGCATAATGAGGGCCTCTTCTTCGGAGGGGTAGCCCACTTCCACCAGATTATACTTCTTTTGATTATTTAGGCGTGGTTCGCAGTATGCACTTTCGTTGCCCTGAACGGACATTCTAAATCCATCCGCGCAAACTACTGCTTCATTTATAAAAGGTCTTCTCATTTCTCTCTTTCCTGTAAAGTGGCTGCGGCGGCTGGGCTCGAACCAGCAACCGTCCGGTTAACAGCCGGATGCTCTACCATTGAGCTACACCGCATTGGTGGGACAGCCGGGACTTGAACCCGGGACCGGCGCTTTATAAGAACGCTACTCTGACCTACTGAGTTACTGTCCCATCGGGCGTAAGTCATTGTGAGTATTCTCCTAGGTTCGTAAGCACCGGCTAACTCTTTCTTGTGTCACCTTGTAATACTTTGATGAGCCAGTTCTTAAACTGCTTGGGTGCCCATCGTTTCAAATTGTGAGTTACTTTAAACCATTGTACGAAGTCGTCACTGAGATCTACCGTCAGGACACTCTCGTCCCCATTTTTTATCTCAACTTTAAGCATCGTAATGTGTGGTTTATAATCTTTCATAATATTTGGTAGCGCGGGCGGGACTCGAACCCGCAAGGTCTAAGACCGGCAGATTTTAAGTCTGCTGTGTATACCGATTCCACCACCGCGCCATTCATTTCTAGCTGTCGATCTGCAATTGATAATAAACATACGCAGCAGTCCCTGTCACGCACAACATAAGTCCAATAATTTCAATAATACTAATCATTTGTTTCTCATGGGGCGACAGATAATCCAACCTATCATGGCGGCTGTTCCCCCTATGCTTGTTAAGTATACTACGTTCATAATCATATTATTTTTGGTGAGCCGTCAGGGACTCGAACCCTGAACCTAAAGATTAAAAGTCTTTTGCTCTGCCTGTTGAGCTAACGGCCCCTGAACTTCTCCATTGTGCTTACAGCATAGCATATACGGAGGCGCCTGTCAACAAAGAAATATCTAAGTTAGATATATTATCTTCATCGCACTGTTAAAGTCTGTGTGTGAAGTTTCCTTGAAGTTGGCTCGTAAGGCTAGCGTATAAGAATATTTGGGACCATGATATTTGATTCTAAAGAGAGCAGTTGCATCCTGTATCGCTGAGGATAGAGACGACAACTTTGGTCCTCCCAAAGAATAAACGTTGTCTCCAACAATGATGTAATCATTTCCTTTGGCAGCATAATAGTCTTCAATAAGTTGGGGCGGGATTTTTACGCTTACTACATCGCCGCTAACACTGTTAGTTCTATCGGGCATGTAGGAATGCCAAAACAGAGCGGCGCCATTGTCGTCAAACCTTGGTCCTACTGGTGCTTGGTCGGGGCGCACAGCAGCATTTAACTTGGGCTGAAGTATCGCGAAAGCGGACTTGAGAGCCTCATTTTCTTGCCCGGTTTCCTGTATCCACCCTGTCTGCAAATCGTACGAGAGCACACATTGTCCATAGTCCGTACGCGAACCATCACTGGCTTTGATTTCATAGGAGCGCACCACGTGTCCTGTCTGGGGATTTTTAATTTTTACATCTTTACCATGTCCATTCCCGCCGGATGCCTCTGCTGTATACTCCGTGCTCAAATCATTACTAGCAAAAAACTTAGTCATGGCGTCTGCCGCCTCCTTCTCGGCGGCTAGTCCGTGCTTTGCAGGAGTTGTACCGCCATGGTTGAGAGTAATAGAAATAAACTTCTTCTTTCCACTTTTACGCAGAATATAAAAGTTGGTTACAGCATGGTCATACATCCCATAACGCTTTGTCCTTCCCTTCGATGCTAGTCCTCTACGTATCATCGCCTCAATTATAATATGACGATCTTCGAGACTTCCAAAGTTTGTGAAGTGTATGGTTTCTGCCCCTTGTTTATAAGCCGCGTCTTTTGGAACGTCTACAGCTTCGCGGAGCTGAGCAAGAATTACTGCGGATCTCTCTGCGCCGGTCAACTTTGGATCAATCGCTTTCATCTTCATTACCCTATAATTAACAGCTCAGATGACTTACCCATAGTTTGGGAACCAACATTTTTCATACCGTATGCCCATTCAGCCTCTATGATTTTATATCCACTGTAAAGATTTTTAATATAATCACAATTATTATAAGATAATACCCATCCACTACGCTGCTTTAAGATATTGCTGAGACCTATATGATCGAAACCGCCATGATGATCGCCGTCAGCACCGTATAGAGTTTCTCGGTCGCCTTGTGCAGGCTTCTTTTCCTTATTAAGGCAATAAGGGGGATCAAGATACAGACCAGCATCAGGGTGGGCAACAATTGCATCCTTGAAGTCCGCGCGCTTCACTATAAAGTTATCTATCTCAAAGTTAATAAGATTATCTAGCGTACTTTGTGTGAGCCGTGCCCAACTGGCCTTCCATGACCAACCACCTGATGTGGTGGCGCCCGAGAAACTCGTACGATTAACAATATAGTATTGGGCTGCAGCTTCGAAAAGCTTATTTTGTCCGGTGACAGCGGTGCGACTATTTGTTAACTCTCGTACAATTTCAAAATTCTTTTTTGAGGCGCCGAGCATTTTATCCTTCCAGATAATATCCAACTTCTTATGATTATTGCAATATTCGCTTGAATCTTTAGTCATCGAACATTTGCCACTGCACTTCTTAGACCATTCAGTTGCAAAAACCTCTGGCGATGTATAGTGACGAACATTCTCTCGATATCCTTCAATATGGTCCAGCAATTTCTGAGGGTTTGAAAGCAGCGCTTCCCAAAACCACACGAGTGGCTGAAATAGATCGTAACCATGAACGGTCATCCCCTCTTCTGCACACTTCAATTCAATTGAACCGCCCCCCAGAAAGGGGGAGCAAAGCTCCCCACAATCTAGGTTGCGGATGTAAGGCATGATTGTCTCGACTGCGCGAAACTTTCCGCCTGGATATCGCAAAGGTGTCTTGGGCATCAGTACTTATCAACCTTCACCAAACGTGCAGTGCCGTACGAACGGTGCTGAACGATCTGAGGGATGGCTCCCAAGAATGTATAGGGACGATAACTCGTTGCACTAATCTGGATAGCTTCTGGTAGTTGACTATTCACGACTTCCCACGAATCAAGATACAAATCTTCCAAATACTTCATGGACTTCTTCAGGGATGTCCGCGCTTCGGTGGGCGAGATAGAAGTTGTGTAATAAATAATCTGAGCTGGTTCGCGGTCGTCCTTAATGATGTCGCGGACATGTCTCCAAGCTCGCTCTGAATAGGTTTCATTATCAGCCATGTTGACAAGAACATACTCACTCTTGTCCAGTCCAAGATTTTTCTTAATCCACTTGTGGCAAGCTGCCGCATCCATCGTAAGAATCAGGGAGTCGTCTTGAGACGCTCTTTTCATAATAGCGTTTCGTATCTTCGTTATTGTTCCATTGATACTGTTGTCAAAACACTTCTTGATGTCTACGTCCTTGAGAAGCCACGCATCTACAGCTTCCACAGTATTCTCCAGTTCCCCGCTGTTAATGAGGTGAACTCCTGCTGCCACAAAATCAGCGAATGTCGCAGCATACTGTGGGCGCCGCTTCATATTCGCCCTAAGTCCATTCGTTGTAGTATTCCGAACGGATTTGTCGGCGCGGCTATACACCGCTACGGGCATCCACTTCTCGCCATTACGCTTGGCTGCGGTTAAGCGAGTACGCCCCTCAATAATATCACCATCGGTGTCGGTGCAGGGGGGCTCTTCGGTTATGATATAACCATCATTCCTGAAAGATACTCGAAAACTATCGCAGCGCACTTCAAAGTCGCTGCCTTCGCGGATTCCTACATTCAAAAAATCCTCAGACTCGATGTCTAAAGTCTCTAAGTCGAGCCACTCATAATGTGAAAATACACAATCTTTAAATGTTGATTTTGGTACTGCGTTAAAATCATCTAGATCGATAGTACCCTTATCATTAAATCCCGGGCGGATGAGGTCGCCCATATCAAAACCGTCTTCGGCGAGCGTCTGCTCTAAACTAGTAAGTTCCATAATTTCTCCTTGTCGGCCAATGGCCTTTGTAATGCCTCGGTAGCCGTAGCAGGTGAGGACTTTTGGAACATGGTCTTTTTATAATCCTTGACCACTTCGGATATCTTTATTATAACATCCCTTTTGCATTTGTAAAGGGAAAAAATACTCTTATCTTCGCTTAGAGCTGGAACGCGTTGCCCTGAGTGCCAGCGCTGGGACCCAAACTAACAGGAAGATCAACATAACAATCTCCACTCCCGTTCCTATTCCTATATACGTGTCCAGCCTAAGTTCATTAATGACAAAAGTCAGTGTCAGACCGGTCATCGCGATATATGCTATACCTCCCGCAAGCACCAAGAGCATCGCAAAGACCTCGGCGCTGGCATTTAGAAATCTTTTAAGTCTATCCATCATGATTCTTTATCCACTTTCTGATAAGATTTGTTGCATGGTCGGCTGCGGGGTCATCTGTCGGGAGATCTAACAAATACTCATGCATCTCTGAAATTATGTGGAGACCGGGCAAAGGTGTCGCCATGTCCAGTCGCTCAGGATCGTTATGTACGGCAAACAAATTATAGATATCGCCGCGCTTGCGCGCATACCTATCTGAATTTTGCCACTCCCACATAACACCGATCTTCCACAAAGAATGCCAGACTTCCTCCCATTCTCTGATCGCAGTTTGAGTCCAAGTAAAATTCTTAAAAAGTGTTGGTTCAGAAAAGCTAGTAATCTGCATCTGTATCTCCCATTATGTTTATAGTGTAGCACCCCAGCTTGCGATTGTCAAGGGATAGTTTTAATTCTTTCACATGTGATTCAAATCTTAATTCCCGTATTCTCTGAGAGCAGTATTTCGCCACCCGGTCGTCGGGGATATCCCATTCGACTATTTCTCCCTTTAACTCACGAATGCGCTTCGATGTGTAGTTTTTAGTTTCTTCGTCCATCAAATAGTGTGTGGGCGAGTTGCCACACAGTTCACTTAATCGATTAAAAACATAATTAGATGGACTATACTTTTTCAAGATAATCTCCATGAAATGTTATTGTTTTCTCAAATTTTGTAAAATAAACATCGTAGCGTTTACCAGGAATATCTTGGTCTGCATCCGCATATCGATATGGGTCGACCGCTTCTCCTATAAGACCGCCAGTGTCGGCAGTTACCACTACACCAAGCCCATAATTGCCGCGGCCTTTATTTAGCGTGTCGCGTACTAAGTCGCCCACCTTAAAATTAGTGTCCTTCCACACTTCCATTAGCGCTTCACCACAATCGTATCAGGCGCTCTACGCGGCTTGGTGCGCCGTTTCGGTGTCTTGCCCTTGGGAGCGGGCGCTGCCTTACGCAAACAGCGTCCACAGGCGATGTGACCCTTGTGAGGACCCTTCGTGGTTCGAAGGAACGCCGGCGTATAAGCGCAGAACTCACAAGTCAATCGGGACTGCTCTGTTGCGCTTGTCACAATATCCGCGACGGGGGGCGTAATATTACTGACCGCAACATATAGCGTCCCGTCTTCGTGTCGCGAAACCAGCGAAATTGCTGGCGCGTGTTCTCCTTCTGGCGAAATCTTGTCAATCTTTTTAGACATTTCATAAATTATCTTATACCATCCATTTTCGCACTGGAATCCCCACGGCATATGCGAACTCTCCAGCGGTGCTGTTCGTTCGCGATATAGGTGAGGAAACTTTTCATAAAGCTCGTTCGTCTTCTGACTATCCATTTTTATAATCTCCTACTCTCTTAGTGTAGCAGAGTGTCAAGAGGATGTCAAGAGAAAATTAACGCTTTGCTGGGACATACCCTCTTACTTTTGCTGCGCTCTCACTATCAAAGCAGAACTCTGCGCGGGTGCGGACATAAAATTTGTTTTGAGGTAAATGATAGATTCCAGAGTTGGCGTTCCCTTTTATCGGAAATCCCGGAGGGCATGTTCCGTTATCGTTTGATAAGCTCATGTGGGCGCATCCGGCTAGCCAAACGCCTGCCATAATTAAAATCATTGCTTTATATCTCATCTATTTTCCTCACTAAAACAAAATCATTTTCTGATAATGTCAATTCGTCCGGACCAAAGAACGCCCGAACCACTGTCATCGTGGCGTCTGCTTCTACATATTCTACCCGGCGTACTTCTGTTACAACCCCCACACGGCAGGTGGTCGTGAGCATGCGACTGTCCTGCAACTCAACCAAATCGCCGGGCTTAAACTTTGCCACCGTTAATCACTGGGATGGCGCTTAGGTGCTCCGCTTCTTGTACTTCTGTGTTGTGTTGGGCAACCCATCGGGCGAGTGCCTCTTGTGCAGTCATCCCAGGCATATGTCCCAGATGATCTGTGCGCCAACTATCTTCTCGTTCTTTGTGAATCTCAAACTCTATCTCGTAGTCGCCGTGAAAAACCATTCTTTATCCTTACTGTTTAAGTATAACAAAATGTTAAGCATGTGTCAAACTTATTTTATATTCACATCCTTAGCCCAGTCGACTGCGCGGAGTCCCCCTCTATCGAGACTGTTCCACATTTTCAATAGCCCCTGACCCGCTTCAGTAAATCCGCCCGCATCTATAATGGCTTCCCCTGCGGTGCGCAGCTCCTGCGCTTTGGCGACCACAGGCGGAACTCCGCCGGCGAGTGCTCGCGCGAGTCCATGGAGTTGTTCGGCAGCGTGATACTCATCACTGTTTTGTATTTTACTTAAAGCCTGAATTTCAGCCTGCGCGGCTCGGTCTTTTTGAGAGTCCTCGGTATCTAGCTTATGGTGAGCATCCTGCATCTTCTTTTCCACATCCCCAATCAAACTGTGAGCCTTCTCCATGGCAGCATCTGCGGCTGGGGTTGTAAAAAACCAATCCACCAATTCTTGTCCCACTTTTTTAGCTAGGGCGACTGGCATGTCGGGAGTCCTTTTATCAAGTTCCCCTGGTACCGTCGACGGAGCTTGAGTAGCGTCCGGATCAGCAGGTTCTGCGGGCGCCTCTTCTTTGTCCATGTCGAGAGTCCCCGTAGGACCTTCCCAGCCTCCGCTAGGTGTTCGGCGGATACCTGCCTCTTTAATCCCTGCCAATTCACACAGGCGCTGTTCAGTTAGAATCTTTTTCTTCATCGGTCTTTTCCTCTTCACTAAATAGTCCAAAGCGCTCTTGTTCGCCATCATCGTAGGTAATAATTGTACGGTTCGAGGGATGAGGCAAGATGTGTACCTTAATGAAATCGTTCATAGAATCGAAGATTGCAATGCCACCGCGAGGGGGAGGATACAACCAGTGTACCACGCACTGCCCAGTGGCCAACGTAACTCCCTCGATCACTACGCCCTCTCCTGAGACACCGCTCTCGTCATACTGACGAGCGACGGTGAAGGTTCTAATACCCTCGGGGGCTAGCCGCGGAAGCTTCTTTGGCTTCAGTTGTTCTGTAGGTGGAGGGGCTTCTTCGACGCTTTCCAGTTCTTCTTCTTTATCAGCCATACTTTAATACCCAATCATACATATCTAGTAGGCGCGGGACGAGATCGTAATTTTCGATCTCATTTCTCGACACCCACCGCCAGTCTTCATGCTCAAAGTCGATCTGAACCTTCCCACTGTATTTACTAGTATAGTAGACGTGGAGCCCTTTGTCAAGTGTTAACTTTAAATCCTTTAAATCTCGTACATCGAGAGTTGTCTCTTCTTTGGTCTCCCGAACTGCTGCTTCCAGGGGGGCTTCACCCGGCTCAATTGCGCCTCCAGGGAGCCCCCATACATCCGGAGCCCAATTAATCCCCGGCGGTCTTTTGAGAATTAACACCCTTTTATTCTCGTCTATGATCAACACAACTGCGCCTCCGAGGCTCCGGTTACCTCTTTTCACTTTGATTTTTATCATTGATCCAGGCTATAAACTTTATCATAGGATTTAGTATAAATATCAAATAATCTTTCGATATCTCCACTTCTCCGGAGCATTTTGAAAGCAATATTTTCTGGGGAATATATACCTGATCTTTCTAATCCGCTCTTACGCATGTTGCTTATTTTCAGCTTTATTCTTTCTGCCATAGTATGTGATGCGTCGTATAATCTATTATCATATAAAGAACTTAATTTGTCAAGGTCTTTCACAATCGAAAGCATCTTTTTATTAGCTGTTGCTTTATCGATTTCTGGTTTGATCTTCTGTGGTTTTACAATCCACTCGTCATTCGTGAGGGAATACACTCCAGTGGAGGTATGGGGCTCATGCTCGTCTTGAAGATATATTTCCACTTCATGACCCTTTACTCGAATATCATGCAACTTGTTCCACCGGGAGCGCACGGCATCGAAGAAGCGCTTCACCATTGCTTGATTATCATTTACCTCTGAAAAGTCTACCAAAATATGTAAATCAATATCTGAAAACTTCGACCAATTATAGTTAGCAATCGATCCGGTTAAGATGACGTCCTTGATATCAGCATCAATGTCAAGTCCCTCAAGAAACTCATCAACAATATCCATAAGCGCGCCCTTGACACCGGGATATATATTATCTTTATCATTCCATATTTTATGATTCAGCTCGGGTTGAACGCCAAAAGCCATAAGCCCATCGTTGTCGGCTTCTTCCCCTATTGTAACGAGAACATCCTCCTGGAGCGATCGTAAACGATCAAACCTGCTCATGTCTCTCTTGACGATAGGAATGTCCAGTTCACTGGCTAAATCGGTTAGTTCCTCACGTGCTGAGGGCTCCGGGGCATCGCTGGCATCTGCTAATTTGCCAGCTTCTTTGAGCGCGTCTAGTACCGGGGTACCTCTTTTATAATATACTTTTGCAAGATGCTCGTTTTTTGCTCGACCCTCTTCGTGATCCTTCACTTGCTTCTCGGGCATAACAAGGTGGTAAAACTCTTCTGGTAAAGGCTCCCCTTGCGGACCCAGCTCTTGAGCTATGACGTCCGGTCGGAGAGGATGTTTTTCCCCGTCGTCGCCGATCTTAAAACTGTTATAATATTTCCACACTGCAGAGGCGTCATCCGTTAGACTTTCCGTATCGTTCTTAAGTCCCGGCGCAAATAGGTCCCCGTGCACGTCAGGCTTGAGTCCCGCCTTTCCAGCCAGTTCCATCATGACATCATACAGCAACGGACCATATTTATCCGCAGCCTTTACTGAGGTTATAACGTAGTGCCCCTCGTAGGGGAAATCCTGTCCCAAAGCAGCATAGATGTTTCCATAAACCTCAATGCCCGCTTCCATTCGGTCTAGGTCACCTGCCTTCAACGGGGTGCTGGGGTCGTCCTTTAAGGCGTAGTAAGCCCGGTAGCTCCGGGGTGCCTTGGATTTGTCGATGGCTACCACGATATCTGCTGGCAGATCTGCGGGGGTCTTCATGGCTTCGTCAAGGATTGCTTCATGAACACTAGCTCTTGGTCCGGGACCAAACCCTGGGTATCCTGACTTATCAACTCCCGGAGATCCCTTTGGAGGCTCTTGGTTATATGGGTTACTACCTTTTTTCTTTGGTGCTGATTTGGCAACTCTATCAAAGCGCTTCTCAATATCAGATTTATGCTTCCTAGACTGATAGTAGTCTCCCTCGGTAATCTTATACTTGCCGTGAAATGGCGTTCGACGTTGCTTGGGCTTACGTTCTTTATAACGCAACACTGTAACGCCACGCAAAGCATTGATAGCTCTTACAATTTGCTTCATTAAGATCTCTTTGTTACGATCTTTTGGTTTTCGTACGTGAATCTTTAACGTTGATAAATACTTAGTGCCGATATCGCGTTGGACTCCGCCTTTCTCGGATTCGACCAAGGTAACTGTTAAAATCTCAGCGAGGGCGCGAATATCATTCTTAGTCTCGTCCCGGGAGCCGCCGATGTCTTTTGCCATAGAGATGAGGACGGTAAAATAAAAGGTTTCCTGTGAATAGCTGGGGTCGTCAGCTTCTAGTAGGAAGTCCTTAAATGATTGTAGGTGTCTTTTCATACTAACTAAATAGTTCGTTGTGTTCGATTAATGCTTGCGTGTCGTGATAACTTCGCACCTGAAACCATCTGCAATTTGGCATTTTCTTTAGCCGCTGCGCTAACGGCCAATCATTTCCGCCTGGTACATTTCTATCTCCCACAAAAATAATGGAAATATCTTTTCCATGTATTTCATAGAGTTTGTCCACCACTTGAGCTTTGTTGGCTCCTTTGGGATAGATGTCAACCGAAATAGTGCCTCCGATGGAAGCCTCTACCTCCGGATATAACTCCGTGATATATGTCACGATGTCCTCGCGCTCGCGGCTGACTTTATCCCACCTCTGGTATGCTTCTCTCAAATTAGGAGAAGCATTTCTTCCGACTGTACTGAAATTGACCATTCCTTTGCGGATCTCGATATGGTTACCCGTCCTCTTTTTCCACCCAGAGCCGTGTAATAGATAAAGCTCCAGATCCTTAATAAATGTAGGAGGCATATCAAACATATTTTGGTAGACCAGCTTGCCTTTAGAATAATAAACATTTCCAGAGCAGGTAAAAACACCCTCGCATTGATCAATAAAAGAAGAAAACAATTGTTTTGTAGTCTTCTTGATATCTGAACCGGTTGCTAAATATACTTTTTTATTATTGTCCCGGAGCCATGTTAAAAACACATCCGCGAACTCTTCAGTTATTTCTATGAGGGGCTCCGTTAATGTTCCGTCGACATCAAATATATATATTGTTTCCACTATGCATCGCCGCGCGGCTTCATATTCCGAAGCATCATATCGGTCATCTCTTCTTCGAACTCTTCGGGAGTGCCGACAAATACTTTATCCATCTCTCGTTGCTCGTCTAGCATGTTCCATAACGATTCATTCTCGTCGGCTAGGTGTTCTAAATCGCTTATTTTATCTTCGAGTGTTTTAAGCCGACTAGTAAAGTCGCTTAAAAGTAGCACTCGGTTTAGCAACCTCTTGATTATAGAGGACATCGATTATCTCCTGTCTAGTAATTATACCTGACTTTCGGTGATAGATTAATTCTAATAATCTTTTTTGTGCGCTCAGCGATAAGGGAAATGGATTTCCCATATAGCAATCCTCAGTTAGTTCTACCATATCGAGTGATCGAGGCGACGGCGCGTCGTGTGCTCCGCTGCTCCATTTTTCTTTCAGAACTAATGCTCTTTCTTCTTTTTTCATTTAAATAATTTCCTTTATATCAAAAATTCTTAATTTCCAGCCGAATCATCGTCGTCGCCTGTAGCACTATCGATTACGTATCCTATCTCAACCAAACTCCCTTCTGGCGGAGTACTGGTAAACTCCACCGTATTACTTAGTGCATCGTAAGTCCAATCGGTAAACTCCACAAAATCTACAAAAACAATCAAGGTGTCCTCAATGGGTGTGTGGGTAAGTTCCCAGCTATCGTAAGGCTGCACTTGTGTAGCTGCCTCTTGCACACCGGGCGCCCAATCGGGTGAACAAATGTCAACCACGACCCCTCCAAAATGGTTGGTGGCATCAATATAGCGACTGCCAACATAGTAGGGAGGAACGTTGTGGGGACACACCGACTCCGCGTTGGGTAAGTTAACAATGCTAGCGACAAAAACAGAGTTTCGTTCGGCCCCGTACCAGTTTATAAAGTCGACTAGGCCAAGCGCGCTGTTAGTAAAATGATGATTGCTCTGTTCGTTTTCATCGCTCACGAACACCACCAGCAGGCCTGCATCCTCCCGCAACCACGTGGAATTGTAGGTGTTATCTTCGATATAGGAATATAAAGAATCGAAGCCTGCTTCTAGCCCGTAATTTCCAATATTGCCATAAGCATTCCACGCATCCTGAACTGTGTCTCCCGGTATCAAGGGGAACTCTTGGATGCTGGCGGAGTTTTGCCATGCTGTCGTACTAATTCCCAAACGCCAGCCAGTAGGCGGCAGCGCTAGCATCATGGCCTCAATTCCATTTACAACCGACTGAGCGTGTTGCCACATCGAGCCAGACTGATCAATCAGCCAAACGATATCAATGCCGTTAACAGTATACGGCTGCTCAAAGGAGTCGATCCAAACGTCGCCCCCTTCGCCGGGAACTTCCACGATAACTTCAACAGGGACTTCGACTTCGACTGGGACTTCAACGGGGACTTCGACTTCGACTGGGACTTCGACTGGAACTTCTACTACAACCGTCTCTGGTTGGTGCAGACTATAAAGAGCATAATCCCCCTCGATGCATCCCCCCAGTATAAAGAGTATGGATAGTGCGAGTAAGCGTTTCATGTCCCTAGTCCTTCACTCCCCCTCGCCGCGGCGCTTGGGCTCCTGGAAACGCGTTGACAAGACCCGGAAGTTCCCCTGTAATAATACGCGTCTTAAGAACTTCGTGATCTATCATGCTAACCGGTGCCACCCACACAATAGATTCCAGAGGGATCCTCATTCCAAAGACGCCTACTCTACCCACATCAATCCCTGAAACAATTCCTACGAAGCGGCCGTGGGGATCCAGCACGCCGGAGCCCGACGAGCCGAACCAGCCGAACATGTTGGTGACCACCATTTCGTGCTCTAACGCAGAGACGTATCCCCGAATGGTGAGAAGATCATGGTGTGAGGGGAATCCGGTGTAAGTTAGTTTGGTCCCTACGAGGCGCTCATCATAATGGCGCTGCGGGCGATACCGGATTGCGGTGCGTGTCGAGAGTTCGGGGATTACCAAAAATGCGATGTCTGCGTCTTTGTCAGTAAAAACAACCTTGCCTACGACCGACTCACCGTCTCGACCGTCGATAGCCATGACACTCTCGCTCCGGACAACGTGAGCCGCCGTGACAACGATGCGACGGCCGTAGGCGATCATATAGGTTCCTGATCCGTGGCCGTCTTGTAAGAGAGATCGAACTTTTACAGCGGCTTGGCGGCCTCGTTGCTCACTAAGGGAAAGGTTTGCCGCATCAAAAACGTGAAAAACCTCTCCAAATACACTTTCCACCTCAACGGGGTGGGCTGTTTTAAGAAGAGGGGGGCTATCAGAAGACGAAAGTAAAGGGGGGGTAGTACAACTTACTAAAAGTAAAGAAGTTAATATTATAAAGTTTTTAATCCACCTACGCACGAACTCATCTCCGTGTTAGGCCTTACATCACTACACTGTACTCCACCTGCAACTCCCGCGGGATGCATTCTTTTGCATACAACCTATCAAGCCCTTTCTGACTTATTACGTCTACTAATAACTAGAGAGCTTGAACCCTTTATAGAATTTATTTAATAATTTTATGCCACTGCTGTATAATGCGCTGCTCTTGGAGAGCCGGCGCCGAAGTGTCGCGGCCGCCGTAAACCCCGTACGCCTCTAGTCTCATTCGGACTCGCTCTTTGAACGCTCCGTAATCAAAGTTGGCGTCTGGGCGTATCGCGGTGGGATTGACAAGCCACTGGGAAATGTGTTGGACTTCGTCTAGGAACTCTAGAAGGCGCCCTATCTCATGTTTTACTTGCTCGTCATTGTTGAGATCTTTGGGCTCAAAAGAATCTGACCAATAAAGCTCGATACGAAGCACGGCGGACTCAGGATACCCGTCCTGAACGCCTCGCGGAAAGACATCGGCGCGGAGAACGCGCGGGTTGGGATAAAGAGTGTCGTTAGCATACGCCTGAGCATCCTGCTTGATCTCCCAAGTTAAACGATCGGCATCTTCATCTACGATGACATCTTTAACCGGCCAGAAAACTTGGTGTCGCAGGACAACACCTACCTCACCATCGGCGCCTTCCTCGGCGCGATCCAATTCTAAGAAGGTTTTAGTGTTGGTTTCAATCGTTGGCTCAAATTGATTAAGTAGTTCGTCGGCCTCTTCGGTCCACGACTCCTCGAACCTGATTTGCTTCGTCCCTTCCTTGCCATACTTTTTGACCAGATGCTGCAGCAGTTTGAAAAAACCTTCGCCGTCAGCGCTGCCGCGGCCATCCTCAAGAATACGTTCAACGCCCATGTTCTCAATAAACCAGTGAATATAAGGCCAGAGCTTTTCCGCCGGGGCGCTGTTGGCTTTGCCTTTGATTTGATAGATAGCGCTACCGTCAAAGTCCATAGTGATCATGGGTTTGACACTTCGTCCTTCGCCGCTGCGCAAAGAAACTAAAGTCCCATGTTCCCCCTTACCACAGTGCCCCATCTTTTTGGCTTCAAAATCACAGTGATTACTTCTAATATCATACCAAAAATATCCGTTATCAAACTCGTGGATTATTTGTTCTTTTGCTTTAGGGGCATTGGCCGCGAGCTCTGCGGCAGCAATAGCAGCCATCTCCAGTCCGCTCTCTTCTCGTAAGTCATCGTAAGACAGAGGATCCTCCTTCAAGAGCTCCATGATGGGCTCAATCCACTCCTGAAAGTGATTGCGTACGCCTATTTCCATGCGTTCGTCAACGTAAGAATCAAGCTCTTTTATAAACTCGGGCTCAATTTCCAACTTACGCAGGTTCTTCAGAAACTTCTTTTTGAATATCTTTATGTCCGCAATGTTGGGGCTTTGCTTATCAATCTGTGCCCTGAACTTTATCAGTGGGGCAAGAGCCTCAGCCCAAAGTTCACCGAAGACTTCGTTGTCGTCAATTCCGCGCTTCTGTAGGGTGGTGCGCACCGCTTGCTTAAGGTGGCGCCTGATTTCATAAAGCTCTTCGCGCGTAAATAATTGGGGGTGACGCTGCTCTCTGACGCTTTTACCGATCCAAACTAGATGACCGCCGTCGACGGGACCAAGGTTGTGGTCTAATTGTCTTAGAAATTGGGTTACTACAGGAGGCAAACCGGCAGCTTGTTCGATCGCCTCCTGCAATAACCATTCTTTCCATTTATTAGATTGACGCAGATACATCAACTATAAATAGTTTTTATATCACTTAATGTCAATATCAATGGAATTGTTAGCAGGGGCTTCGCGGGGAACGAAGACGGACAGAATGCCCTGCTTGTAGTCGGCGCGGATAGAGGTTGCGTCCACATCGACGGGCAGCTTCCAATAACGGGTGAACGAACGATAGTAAACTCGCTCGGTCTTATCAGTATTCTCATTATCATAAGAAACATAAAGCTGGCTATTTTCAACCTTCACATTCATGTCGCTCTTGTCGAGGCCGGGAGCAACGATATCAATACGATACTCCTCATCAGTGGTGGACACATTAGTGCGCACCGAATAATCATCAATCACAGCCGAAGTGGGTGTGCTGAAAAAGTCCTCACCGAACAGAGTGTCGATCAGGTTGCGCTGGTTTCGCAGCAGGTTGTTATTAAGAACGGGGTACATATAAATCTCCTTGAATTGTAAGCTGTACCGCTTACATGGTGTATTATAACACTGGAGATTCTGTTGTCAAGTGGTTATTTCCAACTTTCAGGTAGCGGGTCTGGTAACTCTTCAATGCGTCGGTAATCATCTTCAAGGCGCACCACGTCTCCTATCTCTGGGGTGCTCACCTCAACAATTCTCACGTCTCCGCCCTCAGCACAAAATCGATGAATTGTGCCTGTGGGCACGTGAAATATATCGCCCGGGCTCATTCTTTCTGTATATACCTTGTCGCCATCAAAATAAGGTCCATGCTCACAGGTGAGTGTTCCTTCGAGAACCATAATAGTTTCCTCTTTTACTTTGTGGTATTGTCGTGATAGGCGCTGGCCGCGCTTTATAAACAAAATTTTCCCCACATATCGAGAAGTCTGAGTCCATATCTCTTCATGACCCCATGGCTTGGTGACTTTGCTTGCTTTTGTTAACATATTTCTATCCTTTCAATAGAGTACGAGAGGTGTGATTGAGTAAGCCAGCTACACTAGAAATATCTCCCACGACCACATGATTCTCTATTATCCCCCCCATATTAATAACTATAGATGTAAACTCATGATTCTGATCCAAATCAGAGGGGAGCCTTCCCTCATATAAGAGCCTCTTAAATTCATTAGCACTTTGAATCCTTACAACGTGTGACTGATTGATCCACACTTCGTTTAAAATATAATCACTACTGCGTGTTGGGGATGGCGCTACTTCCACAAACTTTATCATGATAGCTTATATACACTTTCGTCTCTGACTGACCAGCTGTCCCCTTCACAATATATCTTTATGTATCCCTGCGTGAGAATATTGGTGATAACCCCTAAAGTGGGAGTATTTGTTTTTAAAACGCGTGTGGGAATATTGAGTTGGGCGCCTGGGTCATCTTCGTAGTTGAGAAGCCTAACTGATTGGGGGACATGAACTAAATCTCCGATCTGATAATTTTCTTTCATCAGTCGGCGCCAAACAGTTCCGGGTCTTCGTCGACAAAGCTTGATGCAAGGTGATCCTCTCGGATACGAGGCGCTGGTTCGCTGAGCGACCTATGATATTCGTCATACCCTTTTATAATTTCTGTCACCTCGCTCAGACGCGTGTCGACACTTAGAAGGGCTTTGCGAAACTCTTCGATCATCTCCAATGATTTGTTGATATTAACAATCTTATCATCGTCGGACTCTCCCTTCAACTCTTTTTGTGTAGCTGAAAATAGTTCTATCATCTGCTGCATGTCGTCCGCCGAAAGATTCACGATCTTGGCAGCTTCTTCTAGAACATCTTCTTCTTCTACTGTATATGATAATTTAACTCTCATTGTATTGTTCCTTTATATGTTAATTAAAAATCGTTTGCCAAATGGTAGTAAGTGCAAGACCTGCACCACCGGTGACTACAATCCATAAAATTTTACTGTTATTATTTTTCCACTTCTCAATCTGGTCCAGACGCCCGGATAAGTTGGTCAGACGAGCATATATGCCTTGATCTGGATTATAAACAGCCTCTTTAATCTTTGATATATTGGATGCCAATTCATCTTGTTTGTCCAAAAGAACCTGCATCTTGGTAGAAATCTCAGTCATCACCACAGTTAGTTGTTGTCTGTGCTCTTCTTCGTCCATGAAGCCTCTCCGATTATACCATAATTAGATTCACACTTCTACAATGGCATGAGAAGTTGTAATCAATGTACCAGCTGCCGACGCCGCGTTTTGCAATGCCACGCGCGTTACTTTTACCGGGTCTACAATGCCACTCTTTATCATGTTGACGACGGTATCATTACGGAAGTCATATCCATAATTGTCTTCCAGATCATTCACCTGGCTTAATAGCAAATCCGGAGACAATCCGCAGTTTAATGCCATTTGGCGTAATGGCGCGGACGTCGCGTCTGCAACAATGTCTACTCCATACTGTTGATCCGCGTTCTCCACTGAGACTATGCCCAGGCTCTGCGCAGCCCTAATCAGTGCCACCCCACCTCCAGGAACTATACCCTCTTGTTGAGCCGATTTGACGGCTTCCAGTGCGTCCTCAATCCTGTGCTTCTTCTCAATCATCTCAACCTCAGTTGCCGCGCCAACGTTTATCACTGCGACGCCAGAAGCCAACTTCGTGATACGCTCCTGAATCTTGGTGCATTCTCGTATATCTTCTGTGGCTTGAAGTTCTGATTTCAAGAGCGCGATGCGGCTGTCTATCTCCTCAAAACTTCCTTTACCTCCGACTATGGTGGTGCCAACTGTGGTGATATCAATCGAACGGCATTGACCAAAGTGCTGCAGCTTAATATCACGCAGACCGATCTTTGAATCCCGCGAAACAAATTCTGCGCCGGTAGAAAGTGCCAGGTCTGACAAAATATCGCGTCGGCGCGTACCATAAAAGGGCGCCTTCACAGCGGCAATCTTCAGTGAACCGCGGACCGTATTCATAATCAGAGCGGCTAATGCCTGACCTTCGATATCTTCGGCAACGATAATAAGAGGTCGGCCGTCTCTAGAAACAATCTCCAATGCTGGTAGAATCTGTTCTACGTTGTCGATCTTGGTGTCGGTTACGAGAAGAAGTGGTGCATCATAATGTACTGCGCCTCTTCGTTCATCGGTTACAAAAGCCGAAGCAGCATATCCAGCTTCCAGACGGAATCCCTCAATAACGTCTAAATTGGTTTCGACTGTTCGAGACTCTTCAATTGTAATCGAGCCATCTTTCCCAGCTTTGTCGACTGCGGTGGCAACTAGTTTGCCAACTGTCCGGTCGTTGTTCGCTGAGATGGTTGCTATATTCTCCACATCATCTAAAGTTTCGATATGAGTTGCAGCGTTTTTTAGCTCAGATACGAGATGCGTCACGGCTGAATCGATGCCGCGCTTGAGTTCAACGGGGGATGCCCCGGCTGTGATGTATCTCTGAGCCTTCGTGATAATTTCTCTGGCTAACACTGTTGCGGTGGTGGTGCCATCGCCTGCCATGGTGTTAGTCTGTGATGTTGCTTGCTTTAGAATCTGCATGGCGGCATTCTCAAATTCATCGTCAGCGTGGACAAAAGCAGAAACAGTCACACCATCCTTAGTGATGAATGGAGTCTTTCCCTTTTCGTGCAAAATAACATTACGACCCTTGGGTCCCAGTGTCGCTGCTACATTATCCGCAAGGGTGTTGATTCCCTTTAATACTTTTGCACTCAATGCTGCACGAGACTCAAATTTGCAATTAGTCACATGTCACCTCTCATTCTATTTATTTATTATAACACACCACCGCACAATGTCAAGGAGTTTTTATTCTTCTTGAATATACTTGCGCTGGGATGCAGGCTGAGGACCTGCCATGGCTGGAGCAGCGGCTGCAGCGCTGCTGCTCTTTGTCCCGCTAGCTTCGGCAGTTTTCTTCTGAATGTCTTGGGCGCTAGCTATTGCTGTCATAGCTTTATTGTTGTCGCTCAGACCTCCTGCAAAGAATCCGTTCAGACTATCCGATAATGTTTTAAGTGAGGTAAATACAGAAAAGATTTCGTCATTTAAGAGAGACGATACATTCTTGAGCATCTTTTCCACGATATCGCCACCAATTAGAATATTTCCCAACTCCTGAGAAAAGATGGGTGCCCCGGGTTCCGTGGCTTGTGCTCGGTTAAGGTCAAACTGTTCTTCGTTTAAGAAACCATAGGTGTTAAGAAGCGCCTGTTTCTTTTCATCAAAGGGCAACTCTTTATAAAACACCTTAAGATCATCCATGTCTGTAACCCACTGGGCTTCCTGCAGGGCTTGCTTGCGCTTGAGCTTCATTTCGGCGGCCTTAAGAGAGCCCACGATCATTGCGTTGGCGGCGGCTAGCCTCTTTCCAAGAAACCCAAAGCTCCGTTTTCCAGGAACCTTTTTTGTATCGCGATCAGGGCTTTGTTCCGGATTGTTAATGTATAGGCTCCTAGCTAGTTCACTAAGCGGGTCAGCCTTCATAAGCGAAATACCACGAATGACCTCGCGCGGCGGAGGCTCTTCTCCCTCCTTAACTTTAACGGCGGGAGCGAGACTAAAGTAATCGTCCTTTTTGGCATAGCCAATAACATCTAAAAGGTACTCAATATCTTTCTCGCTGGGGAAGGAGGGGTCTAGTGCCTCTGGTCGCTGTGGCAAAGCTATCTCGTTTTTGGCGAGTGTGACACTGGTTGCTTTGAGAAGATCCTTGAAATTCCTAATAAAATCTGATTCCAAATCCTCTGGGGTATGCATATCCACTGACGGAAGCGTACTATTGAAATCTAGGGTTCCGCCTTTCTTTACCGCAGCCACATACGCAGCGGGGAGCCAGATATTCTTCTGAGACTTATCCATGGAGGACGCGAGAATATTAAACACATTGTCAAGTGTAAAATCAAACTGATAGAATCTAATCCCCCCCTTCTGTTGGAGTCCCTCGCCGCTGATGTCTTTGGTGCATACCACATACCGCATGCCTGCACCGCCATCAGCGGGGTGATCAAATTTAGGCTCTCTCAAGTCTCTCACTAGGTCGCGGAAACTTCCCCCCACCTTGAGGGTCTTCTCTGCATAAAGCTTAAGACTTACCGGTACGTTGTCACCCGTTCTAAAGTCTGCAATAGTTCCCGTATTAGCTTTGATCTGTTCCCCGTGCAAGAGAGTAGCGAGGAAAGCTTCAAAAGTAAACCCTGCGGACGACGCATTAAAGTTCGTCACCACTTTGGTAAGAGTCTTGTAGAACACAAGATAAGAAATAAGTTTAGTAATGGCATCCGTGTTATTCTTGGCGCCGGTCATAATGTTTGCCGGACCTTGCGGCCCATAGAATTTCTGAAGGGATTTGATCTGCGCTTCGAAGGTGTCATCGGGACTCCCAATATTATCCAGATATTGCTGCAACAACGCACGTTGGGGTCCGAGAATCTGTTCCCCATCTTCGGTGGTGGTAACGTCCGACCAGCCGATCTCGGAGATTGGGATGTCTGGGATCATGGACCACTCGAAGGTTGCCTTGGGGGGCACAGAAACATCTGCCTCTATAAGCAAAAATTTGAGGACTTCGTTAATCAAGTCTTCGTTATCGGCTTTCTGGTAAAAGTTCTCGACTAGTGTATCAATATTCATGGGTTATCCTCGTAGGCTAATACTAATTAGATGATTTTGTCAACAAGACCCATTTCTAACACCTCTTGGGCTGAAAAATATTCATCAGTATTCCTCGATAGAATGTCATAGTATTCTTTGACGGAAAGATTCGAATTCTCTGCCAAGGCTTCGATCATCATGGCTTCTACTTTTTTCAACTCTGTGAAGTTGGACCGGAGTGTAGCGTGGGAGCCCGCCAATTCGCTGGAACAGTGATGGAGCATGACCCTTGCTCGCTTTGCAATGTGCCGCTTTCCAGTGGTTCCAGAAGCTAAAAGAGGAACAGCTGCTGACGCAACACGTCCATAGCCGAAAGTGGCAATGTCTCGATTTCTTTTTACCAATTCCATTAAATCATAGATGGCAAACATATCATTGACAGACCCGCCGCTAGAGCAAATAAAGAATTCGATATCTTGAGTATCCTCAAAAACAGTGCCATCAGGGTGAATTATTTTCCCCTCGTTGAGGGTTAACAGACTTAAGGCGATCTCTTTCATCGACTCTTCCTCGATGTCCGAGCATAAGCCTATAAGGGGAGATTCTGGACGCTCTTCTTCATATAGGATTTCTTCTTCTGATTCTTCCTCTCCGGTCTCATGATCATCATCATAGTTCATAATTCTTCCTCCGATCGGCAATGGCGTCGCGGTGTAGTTCATCAAGAAATCTAATAGCTTCTTTCCAGTTTGTAAAAGGCATTAAAGAGCGAAACCTCGGGGGGGCTGCACTGAGCAAAGACAGTATAACAGAATTTTTCCAATTCGTCAGTACCCGGGAATCCACTTCTTCAAACTTTTGAATTTGCTCATCAGTAAAATCTGATTCTCGCATGTGCTTGCGCTTAACCTCTGAAAGAAACGCTATATCCTCCATTATTTTCGTGCACATCAATAAACAATGTGCTATTATTTCTTGGCAAAAGCGCCACATGTGTACTACCTCCAAGATACGAGACAACCAAACACTAACGAAGATCCCGGCTGCGAAGCCCAAGACCACAAACGCCATAAGTTCAGCAAAGGCTAGTTCATACATTTAAGCTCCATAAAAAAAGGCTGTGGGGTGTCCACAGCCTTTAGTATACGTCAGTATCTCTTGAAAGTCAAGCGTTATCTTTACTTCTTTGTGAGTGCGTTCTTGAGAATGCGGGCAGCGACACGCTTGGTGATCTGCTCGACGAGTTCATCAGTTGCTTCAGTCGTGACTTCTTCCTCGTCGCCCTCTTGGAGTTCGACCTCGTCTTCAACCGCGACATCCAGGGGCTCTTCGACGTCCAGTCCAGGCTCTTCCAGATCCAGGGGCTCCTCGACGTCAACGACCTCTTCTTCGGAAGGCTCGCCGGTCGACTCTACGTCCATCTCCAGACCCTCGACTCCTGCGGCGCGGGCAATAACCTCTAGCGCTGCGAGAACCTCTTCCTCGGTGGGGCCTTCAGAAACCTCAACATCCATCTCGACTTCTTCGTCGCCAACATCCAGGTCACCAAGATCTTCGGCAGCGTCGTCCTCAAGGTCGTCAGCGTGCTCTAAATCATCCTCGGCATCAGCAAGCTCGTCGACTTCTTCTAGCTTTCCTGCGCGGTCGCGCCTTCGGCCGAGTCCGACGTCCGCTTCATTGCCTTCGAGTTTGCCGTTTCCGTGGCCTTCTTTGATATCCTCCTCTTCCTCCAGAGCAGCGGGAGCCTTCAAGCCCTCCACAAACCCGGGTGCAAGGGGGGTGAGACTCGCCAACTTCATAAATTGGCGGATCTGTGATTCATTTAATAGATTCTTATTGTTTGACATTGTCGATTATCTCCTAACATATCGCGAATATGCTACTTTTAAATAGTATTTTCCCTCAGGAATGTCTTTTTTAATTTTAAGAGGGTGGCATCCACGATCTGCTTTATCCTTACAGTACTTACATGGTGTCTTTTGCCAATCTCTTCTAGTGTCATGGGTCCGTGTCTTTGTACTGCTACAATTGTACAGTTTAAATCCTCTTCATAATCAATACTCAATCTGCATTCTTTATTCTGACATATGGTTTTGGTCAGGTAACATTCTTTTGCGCAATCTCTCATAATTCTGGTAAATCCTCTTCTAGTATATCAAATATATTCTCAACTTCTTCATCAGACAAGGCGAGTTTTTTGAGTAAATCGTTGCCCTTATCCCTCAACTTGCGTGACTTGTTAGCACGATTTTTGGACTGTGCTTTTGTCCGTATCTTTGCCTCATCAAAAAACTTCATGAACAGTTCGTCCTGTTCCAAATATGATTCAGCACACATCCTGAAGAACTGACTTTGGTTTCTGATTTGGTCATAATAAAGTCTTATCTTTAGATTCTCATGTAATTTTGAATCTATACCAAAACTCAAAATTGAATAGTTTTCTCTTTGATCGCTCATCGCTTTAGTATATGGGTTGAACTTTCTAGTTGTCCGCTGCTTGTTTGTTTCACAAATTGCGCGTGGGCTTGTAACTCTTGGATAGTGCGCGCGCCAGAATAAGAAAGCCCACTTCGGATGCCGCGGCGCAATTCATCAAGGACTCCAGACACAGGTCCCCTGTATGGGACTGTGGTGGCAATTCCTTCAAGTGAGGATGTTTTGCCACGCCACTCTACTTGTGCGTCGGCGCTAGCCATACCTCGATAAGCTTTAAATTTACCCTTGCGGGTATTGATTACATCGCCAGGAGTTTCATCAGTGCCCGCAAGCAAAGAACCAAGCATAACGAAGTCAGCCCCAGCTGCAAGAGCTTTAACAATATCACCCGAGTTTCGGATTCCACCGTCAGCAATGATGGGAACTTTCCGAGCATCTGTGCGCGCGCAATCAATAATGGTTTGAAGTCCTGGCACACCATGGCCAGTTTGAATCCGAGTTGAACAAATAGAACCGCCGCCAATATTGCAACGCACGCTATCGGCTCCCCAAGCGACCAAATCATCGTAACCCTCCAAGGTGGCAACGTTGCCAGCCATGATATGAACTCGGTCGTCGAAAGTGCTTCGCAGTTTCGCTAGCGCGTCCTTCATTAAAACGTGGTGTCCGTGTGCTACATCGATACATAAAATCCGAGCCCCAGCACCATACAGTGCGACTGCCCTCTCTAAGTAGTCCCCAGAAGCTCCGATTGCTGCAGCGGTGTTAGCGCGCATACCCACGATTACCTCATCAACTATCTGAACTTGCTCAGAAATTGTATTATAACGATGAATCACGGCTAGTCCGCCATTGTCCCACATCGCCACTCCCATCTCTGCTTCGGATATAGTGTCCATAGGACTAGCAATTATAGGAAGGTCGAACAATACTGCTGCATAAGGACCCCGAAATGCCGTTTTAATGCTTACTTCTTTTCTGCTTCGAATGTCAGAATACTGAGGTGCCAACAGAACGTCATCATATGATAGTGCTTCTCTAATTGTCAATGTCTGTACTTTCTAATAAAGTATAGGTAAAGCTGTTTCCCAATCGGGACTCTGCTGTACGCATTGTCTTCATAAACTCTTTGAAATCGCCGTCGTTTTTGAATACCTGGCAACCGGCGCTCCATTTATCTACCCGGGTTGAGCTTCGACCGGCTTTATGGATGTTTATACCGAAATAGCCCGTGGCTGTTGCATTGGCGCCCATGTCGTGTTCCGAGTCTCGATCAGCATCGCGCCAAACTGAAACAGCCGCGAGACGTTGGCACAAGGCGTCATACTTTCCCTGATGCTTATCTATCCTATATGCGCTGCGGTATTGATCCGGGCACAGGATAGCGGTACCATTAACATTCATCGGGTTTTTAAGCCAATAAAGACCCGGATCAGTTGTTGCTTGGTACGTGTCAACAATCCAGCGTTTATACGCATCCCGATAAATTACCAAGATTATATCATCAAATTGATTTACCCTACCATTCATATTTCGAATTCCAATAATATTAACGTTATATGGTGTTTTAGCGTCGAAAAAATCATATCCCTTTTCATCCTCAAGTATTTCTTCAAAACGCTCTTTGATAATTTCGGCATGAAACCCTCTTATTCTTGACATTTTGCTATCTCCTTCACTGTATCCCAGCAGTCCGGACATGTTAGGTGAACTTTCTTCTTTTCGCTAACAATTGTAACCATCCAATTCTTAACCGTATCGTGGTTCCTTGTAAATAGTTTCTTGCAAACACAACATTCCTTTGGATGATTAGAGAGAAGAGATACTTGCTCTTCCATCTTCTTCTGAGCATCTTTGCGTTGTTTTTTGCGCTTTCCTTTGTCAACTTTTCTTAGTTTTTTCATATAATGCCGTCAATGACACCCAATCCAAGCGCTTCTTCGGCGCTCATGTACCAGTCGATCTTATTCTTCAAAACTTGCTGTAGCTTCTTTTTCGGAATGTTCGTGCGCTGCAATGTAAACTCCTCTATCTTCTTCTGGAGTCTCTTTGTCTCGGCTAGACTTTCTTCCATATCCTGGACCTTCCCATGAAAGCCGGTCGAAACCTGATGATATAGAGGAGTTGAGTGCTCATAGCCAAACCGCTTGTGTCCGCTGATGAGGATCATAAAGCCGCAGGACATAGCTGCCCCCGTCACAATTGTATGAATAGGGGTCTCGCTCTTGTCCATCACTCCTAGAAGTCCAAAGCATTGGTAAACTGCGCCGCCGTAAGAATCAATATACATATTAATCGGCTTTGGGACGTATTCTATATCATGAATACTGTACAGCTTTTTCAAATAGGCATCGTCTTCATTAATTTCAATAATGCTTTTTGTAAGCTTATTCATCGACTCTTGATTTACTTGCTCTGGTAAATAGAGGTTCCGTGCTTTTGACTTTGGTAAAGTACTGGCCATTTATTTTCCCGTACTTCCCAAGGCGCCGCTGCCCCTGTTAGAGATGGTGATAGGATACCAGTCGTATACATCGGGAGTCTCAGATGCCACAAACCGTGCATGAACTACCGGAACTACAACTGCTTGTGCAACTTTGTCTCCTGGTTCCAAAAGTTGTGCTTCTTTCCCAGTATTGTGAAGGTTAACAAACACCTCGCCTTCATAGCCAGAGTCTACCACGCAGGCACCAACCAATAGCTGGCGTTTATAAGCGACTCCCGATTTATTCTTTATCTCCATCATATAACCATGGGGAATTCCGAAGACGCATCCGGTGGGCACCAGGACACTCTCTCCAGGTTCAATTCTTAAGATAGTCTCTGCATTCTCTGACGGGACCCAACGCAAGTCGAGTCCAGCGTCGCTGGGGTTTGCCCTGACTGGGGGGTGGTCATTTCCTCGTAACATGTGGTATTGTAAAATCATTTTAAATCCTTTCTGGGCTTTCTGAAAACACGACGTTTACGTGTGTCTCTTCTAGATACCTTTTAATATACTGTTTCCATGATTGTTCATTGCCAGTTTGGATATAAATCTTGTCTCCCGTATAAGATCGCAAGTTCCATTTATTAACCTCTCGCAAAATGTCAACCTTATTAATAATGACATCTGTAACACCGTTAATCGTGATGGCGCGGCGGAGCATTCGTACATCGAGCCAGTTGCATTGTCGTGGTCGGCCGGTTGTTGCTCCGTACTCATTTCCCAGTTGTTGCAGCAAATCAAATTGGCGACCTTTACCGTGGAATTCCTTTGCACCCACGTACGTGTCATAAGCCTTGGTAACTCCGTATACACGTCGCACAGCTTGGGGTGGAATGCCGTTTAGAAGCGCGCCGGCGGTTGTGCAGTGGCTCGATGTAACATATGGGTAGTCTCCCCAATCAATATCTAAGCCGAAGCCCTGGGCGCCTTCACAGAGGACACGAGGTTCGATGAGCGTGTTGTGTAGTTCCTCATACAGACTAATAAGATAAGGACCCGACTTCAACTCCTCAACGGTGCCGGCGCGTCGTCCGGTGCGTCCGTATTTATCGCGGTATGCAGGTCCATTGCCACGTTTCGTGGTGCCAATTGTTGTATCTTGCGTATCCTCAGCCAAATGCCTATCTGTAATCACATGAGCGTTATGGGCGATAAAGATAAGACCCGTTGTCTCAATTCCATTTTCTTCCAACTCGTTGATTTCTTTCTGAAATTGCTCCAAATTCACCACACAGCCGGCGCCGATGATTGACTTAATTCCAAAGAAAACTCCCGCCGGAATGTGGTGAGTTACAAACTTCTTGCCATTATGATAAATGGTGTGTCCTGCGTTGCATCCTCCATTAAACCGAAGACAATGAGTATAATCACCTGACTTCAAAAGATGATGAGTTACTTTTCCTTTGCCCTCGTCACCATACGAGAGTCCTATTACTATATCTGCTATCATGATTATCCTAACAATCTCAGATTTCTTCTAATCGATCGGGTTGAGAACCCCCACGCTGGGTCGAAATCTAGTTTACCCATATAAGGACGATTTAAGTGAATCCTATCCTTACCCTCTACTATACCCCAACATCGGAACTTTGTCAACACCGAATTTGAATCAATTACGGCGACAATCCAATAGGGCTTTCCATTCTTTGTCTTCTTTCGAATGATCTCACGCGGAATAAACCATACTAATCCCAAGTCAGGATCATAGTCGGATACAGGAGGGACATAATTTGCTTCAAGGCGAGTTCTGACCTCTTCAGTCATTACCAGGTGCATTGGGAATATCCCAGTGAGCGTCGTGAGATTGTCGATTTCCTCTTCGACGTCGAAATCTCCCTCATCCTTATATGTCTCGATATTCTCCAAGAACTTCTTCTTACTATACACCCTGTCGACTGCCACCGCAGACCAGAAGTGCTTTCGCCCGCTAAAGCGCTCGTCCATGAGGTTATTCAATGCTCCGGAGCGAACCAGGACATCCAATGCCTTCTTATTCAGTTTGCTATATACGATGTCGTCATGGAATAGAAACTCCTCAACAGTATTGAATGGTCGATTGTCGACGATCTGCTGAATTGCAGCGTCGCCAAGACCCTTGAGTCCTGCTAGGGGTTGATAAAGTCGCTTCGGATTATCGGGATCAATCTCCCACACAAACGATGAGGTGTTAATGTCGGCCTCCACAATCTCAAATCCGTTCGACTTCGCGATGTTGATAGCCTTCTCCTTACGCTTCTCTGGTTCTTTGTCCAAGAACGAAGCCATCCACTCTACGGGGTAGTAGTTGTAGAGCCACGCGCACTGGAACGAGATTGCCGAGTACGATATAGCATGTGACTTGTTGAAACCGTAGCCCGAGAAGTATTCAAACCTCTCCCACATATCCTCGGCTTCACTGTGGCGAATGCCCTTCTCAACGCAGCCGTTGATAAACTTCTGCTTGAGTTGGTTCTTGAGCTTGGCTCCCTTGCCTGTGCCCTTCTTCGTCAACACCTTGCGGAGCATATTGCCCTCGTCCAGTGTCAAGCCCTTCCCGAGCTTGTGGGCGAGCAATGCGATCTGCTCCTGGAAGATAAGGAACCCGTAAGTTTCCTTTGTAACATCCTCCACATGCTCATTGAGATAATCAATCTCGTGCGGCATGCTCTTGGCTTGAATGTATTGCTCGTGCACGTTGGCGGAAAGTGGACCTGGGCGATAGATCGAAGTGATAGCTGAGATATCAACTAGTGACTTCGGCTTTGCGTTCGCGCAGAATTCTTGTGCGCGCTGTTCAGTAAACTGAAAAATACCGGCGAAGTTTCCCTTCTGGAATATGTTCCTATACACCTTTTGATCCTCGAAATCGATCTTGTCGGGGTGGAGGTGCTCGCTATAGAACGCCTTTACGTCGTCGAATGTCGGGTCTGGGTTGTCGTAGTGTCGCTTCAGGATGTGCCGAATTGCTCCTTCGATCATTCGAAGTGTCGAGAGACCCAACAGATCGAACTTGATAAAACCGAGTGGCTCCAAGTGGCGAAGGTTTTGCCCCTCAGCCCATGGTGATTGTCTAACACCGCCGGAACTAATGATGGGCATATGCTCGTTCAAGTCATCGGCAATCAATACGCCGCCGGCGTGGCGGGAGCAGGAACGAACCTGTCCGACCAATGCCTCGACGTGCGTCTTGATGTGCGGATACTTTATTAGGTAGCCGCGCAAGGATGGAGACAGTTCCATAACTTCCTGCCAAGTTGGGGCATACACTCCCGCCTTGATCCCATGCTTCATCTTTGCGGCGGGAGTTGCCTCAAAAATCATACTTGATGTGACCTTATTTACTTCCCCGAACTCAATTCCATAGAACTTTGAAATGTCTTTGATTAGAGACTTCAGCTGAAGTGTGTTCCAGTTTGAAATTGGGATGACCGAGTTCTTGCCCCAGTCCTCCATAAGCATTTCCTTCAGCTCCATCGGCTCCGCCACATCATAATCAATGTCGGGGTAGTCCGTCGCATCCTTGCGCAGGAACCTCTCGAAAAGAAGCCCATATTTGATGGGGTCAATCTGTGTGATATTTAATACGTACGCTACTAATGAACCTGCCGCAGACCCTCGCCCGGGTCCGGTTAGCTGGACCTCGTTAGCCTTGTCGGCAATAGCCTTCATAGTCAAGAAGTATTTACTGAACCCTCGGTCCTCGATTACATTAAGCTCCATTTGTAAGCGTTCTATGTACTCCTTATTCTCATGAAGATTGAGTTGCCGCAGGCCTTCCAGGGCGTAGTTTACCAGCGCTTCCGCATCCGTAAATCCCGCGGGTACCACAAAGTCTGGAAGCTTGACTGTAGTATCAGGCACGAAATCCTCGATACGATTGAACGCAATATTGTGGGTCTCAGTAATAGAGTTCATTACCAATTCATCGTCGTATTCAATGCCGCCTACTTCTGCGTAGTGTTTATAGGATTCCCACATCTGGTTTCCGTTCTTGGGATACAGTTCATATCCAATCTCTTCAACACCTGGGGGTAATTCCGTATTATCCTCTGCCCACGCGGGGGTTCCTTTACCAAGCCAGCCTAAGCGCTTGTATAACTCACGATCCTTCCAAGCATCGCGGTCGGGATAATGACTGTCTGCTGTCGAAATTAGTGTAACATCGAACTCCTTGCATACTTCGATGATGTGCTGATTGAGTTCATGTTGTTCTGGAATGTTGTTCCACTGGAGTTCACCGTACCAGCGATCACCGAAGACCTCCACGAAGCGACGGGTTGTTTCCCTCATCGCTTCTCTCACAGCCTCTGGTCCCTCGTCGCGATTCTCCCAGTAGTTGCCGGCGTAGGGTCCGCCCAAACAAGCCGATGACGCGATGACGCCTTCGGAATACTTATCGAGCAGATTGTAATCGACGCGGGGATAACGGTAGAAGTTCTTTTCGTCATAACTTTCTGAAATGAGCTTGAATAGGTTATTCAATCCCGTTTGGTTCTGTGCTAGCAACACTAAGTGTCGTCGTCGATTGATGACCGACTTAATGGCCTTCTTAGATGCGTCTTCGTCCTCAACGGTTGCGCCGGAGGTATCGCCCTGCTTCGCAAGTGACTTCGCGAGCTTCTTGTCTTCCTTGATGCGCTCATAATCATCGCGCCACTCATCAATCGATGGTAGGAAGTATGCCTCCACCCCAAAGATTGGCTTGAATTCTTTTCCTTCAGCCTTCATCTTCTGCCAGTGTAAAAACTGGTGCGAGAACCCATTCATGTTCCCATGGTCTGTGAGGGCGAGCGCTTCGCCCCCGTTCTCGTAGCAAAAATCCATGTGCTCATCGGGATACCCGATGGCATCAAATATAGAACCTGCAACGCTGTGTGCGTGGAGTCCTACGAAAGGAATCTTCTTGTCTGTCATTTACTTCTTCCCCTATACATTGTGTTTGTGTTCGGACGCTTGGTTTTCTTACCTTGTTCCGATGTTATAAATTTACCATATCCTGACCAAGTTGTCAAGTCATAAAAGCTTTTTAGTTCTATTTCTGTGCCGGGGGGACCACCTCCAAAAACGTCTGCCAATGTAAATCTTAATGATTTCTTTTGTTCCTCAATCGGAAGCTTCTCACTGGGCATCTCTCCTGGGGGTGGCGCCTTCCAAACAGCTGCATTGGTGGTAATCATACTTTTAGCTCTACGCCATTCCTCTGATTCTAAAACGAAGCTTAATAATTCTCCATCTTTAACAGTTTTACCGTTACGGGAAAAGTATGCCGGGGCTTTCTTTCGCACTCGCGAACGGTGGGTCAAAACCTCCTTGGGGTCGAGCATGCCGAGAGGAAAAGATACATAATATTGATCCGGGGTACTCCAGCGCCCCAGGCGCAACATTACCCAATAAGCCACATTAATACCGTATATAATAGACCATGCATAACAATCTACCTTATCTCTATGACGGGGGTGGATCGGTACATAATAGATGGGGACTTCTTGGTGTTTTTTAGCCCCGAACCGGACGAAGGTACCGCGAATAATACTATCGATATCAGTCGCCCATTCCCCGAGTCGATAACGAATTAAGGGTGCGATGTCATCATTGGCCACAATCCATATAGACGAGCAGCCGGCATGCAAACACTCATAAACCGCTGCCTCTATAGCCGTATAATTGGGTCCCACTGGTACAAGGGACGCGTCCCATTCCATACCAAATTCAGACATCATTCCGGCGACTGGAATAATTGCTGGCATATTCAACTTACTCATGCAGAACTATTTTCTCATCCAAATCTCCGTCTGTATCAAAATGAAACGAGTTCTTCATGGTATGTCGAAACGAGTGTTCAATTATGAGGCTTCTCCCATTTGGCTGCTTAATTTCATACTCTTTAAGTTTGCGATTCAAGAGAATACGAATCACGGTTTCAGAACAGTCAAAGCTCTTGATATCTTCAGCACTTATGATGCTTGTAGTAATGATATCTTTGAAATCGCCGCTTGTATTCCTATCTATACGATTTGATGGAACAAATTGAATTGTTTTTACGAAACTATTGCGTAAATTGATCAGGATATCTCGTCCCAATCGTGATCCCGCAGCAATATCAAACATATCGTGCACCAAATAATCCCCTATAACCTCGTCTACCCCCAGATTGCCACAGTTATCTAAATCAAAGATGTGAAGTTTCTGGAAGTTAATCATTACTTTGGTGTTGCCCTCGGTAACCACCTTCAGTTTCTCCTCGTCCAGCCCAATTGTCTGAACGTCAAAGGGAATGGGAAGCAACGATCTCATCCCGAGATCGAAGATGCCTTCGTACCATTTGCTTTTGATGTCTTGATATCCAACGAAGTGGTGGAAAGGGCGCTGCTCGCTATTCACAATCAGGTGATAGCCGTGCTCTCGCGCAAACGAAACCGCCTCCTCTCGCCACCCAAGGACTATGTTGTCAAAGGTGTATTCAAGAGGAGGCAGTTTCATCATAGTGCTAGTATAACACTGATGATTGCTTAGGTCAAGGATTAGTTATAGGTTTTTCTACGAGTCTAACTCTGCTATCGCAGCGTTGTAAGCAGCTTCTCCCGCGGCTTTCATCTTTGCCAGCTCCTTGATGGCATCCGCCTGCTTAATTTTATAGTTCTTAACCTTATCGGGAGCATTCTTTTCGAAGTGCTGCAGCGTGCTTTGAATTCCTAGCAACCCGTCGCGACGATCCTCACCGCCAGCGGCATCAATCTCAGCTTCAATCCGAGCCCTGTTCGCCGAGGCGACGCGGTCGTGCTCGGACTGTGCCGCCGCATCGGCTGCGAGGTCATCATCAATGCCAGGGTACCACCCGGGATAATCTTCAGGGATTTTATCCTCCCCCAAGAACTTGCGCCAGTTCTCTGTAATTAACTGGTGGCTTTTAAAACTTGAATATTTGCTCATCTCAATATCTCCCGGTATTATAAATAGTCTAACTATCCGATAAAATACCGATTACGTGGTTTTCCTTGATGACCGTGAAGGTCTCGCCGTTGTGCTGGATGTCGCGGAGCATATGTGCTTCCACAACAAGTTGCAATCCGGTGCCCCAAAGGGTTCCGTTCTCGCCCGAGCAGTTGACTACTTCAACCACTGCAAATGGGCTTTCTACTGCGCGGTAATCCTGGGGTAGCAGGATGCCGCTCTCTTCTGTCTCTGTGTCCTCGACGGTTCGGACCGTGAGGTAGTTATTTACTGGTGTTAGTGTCATTTGTTTTCCTTTCTAACCACACTTGGCAAAGCCGCAGTTCTTGCAAGTGATACAGCCTTCCACATATATTAGTCCTTCGGTATTACACTCCGTACAAGTCTTTTCAGTGGCCGTCTGTCCGTCGGGGATATAATTCTTTAATACTCTAGCAACACACTTAGCAAAACTGAACATATCAGAGTCGCGGTCTTTCTGAAGCTGTTCCACCGTAAACTGGATACTAGCTCCATGGCGCAAGCCAAGCGAGATCATGCGGGTAAAAGCACTGTGGTTTGGGTTGTCAAAGGCGCTCACTAAATCCTTTACTATCACCGTATCTCCGTTTGTCCCGATATGCAAATCATAAATCGAATTCATCGTCTTTCTGGGATGCTTGACTAAAATCCCGCTAGCGCGGTTTTTGGGAATTTCAATTAAATTAGAAAGACCACCCATTACCTCATATGGCTTATCATCCATAAGCCCTACCATAATGACCCATTTTTTACCATGAATAGTCGCATGATGAATGTTGCAGGGCAGCTCGATGGGTCGCTTTGGTGCTGTATGCTGTGGAAATTGTGTGGAATCCTCTCTCTTATTGGTCACAAGCACGCCAGAGCGGGAACCCTCGACGTATACAGTCAAGCCTTTTAGCCCTCGGCGCCAGCCTTCCATGTAAAGGTCGCCAACGACGCTAGCCGCAGTACCTTTAGGTAGGTTAATGGTCGAACTAATACTATGATCTATATGTTGTTGAATGGCTGCTTGTACAGCAATTCGCGCCATTCCTTCGATATTGTTCGATTCTACGAAGAGAGCGGGGATAGGTACATCAGTGTTTTCTTGCATCTGAAGCCATTCCTGTACGTTATGGTGTAATACCTCATACTCAACCCACTTATCGCCCATATCATCAACAAAATCAGCTTCTAAGTGTTGTTCGTTGTGTGAAAGCTTGCGCCGGCGAGTATAAGAGTTCCGGAATACCGGTTCTAGTCCAGACGATGTCTGGCTCAGTATGGAGACTGATCCCGTTGGTGCGTTTGTTAATATAGCGATGTTACGACGTCCAAAAGTCTCAATTTTCTCAGAAAGATTTTTCGGGAGCCTTTTTATATACGCGTTTCGCTTCTCCTGAGACCAGTCAAAGGCAGGGAAAGCGCCGCGTTCTTGAGCGAGGTAAACACTCTCTTCGTACGCTGCATTTCGTATAGTTTCAAAGATCTTGTCAATCATGGCTATAGCGTCAGCAGAATCATACTTCAGGTTAAGACGTGCTATAGCATCAGCCAAGCCATGCGTGCCCAGACCGGTACGTCGACCGTCGTGCGCCGCTTGCCATAATTTGCCCCACAAAACCCTCTCGTCTTCTGTGTCCGCCTTGTTTTTAATATTCTCTAGTTTTTCAAGTTCAAGCTCAACTAGATCATCTGACAATCTCATGCCAACTGCAGCAATTTCCTTTAGTTTATTAAAATCAAAGGCAGCACTCTCCTCGAACGCATTTTTTACTAAGTGCTTGAGATTCAAGGAGATTAACCGGCAACTGTCGTAAGCAGACAGGGGTATTTCTCCGCAATTCTTTATACACAAACCAGAAGATTTAATAAACTTCTCATCTTCGTGTGACGTTATAATATGATAATTATGGTTATCATCTACGGTAATATTATAAACGTCTTGGTAACCAAGGTATTCCACACTTTTAACTTTGTGATTGGAGGCAACTTGATTTTTAAAGTTTGTGAATGTGCCAAAACGGAAGTCATTACCTAAATGTTGTGGGTACCCATTTTCTTTTGCGTATTTAACCCACATTTTCTTTGTAATCTTGCCATGCTTCTCAAATAGAAGCCGCCCGGAATCAAGCAGTTCATCATTTGAATGTCCCGAGTATTTAGGATTTTTCTCTCCCGGGTGAGAGGCAAAATTGAATTTCCACTCATCTGTCATATGATGATATGGGTTATTTTCTCCCATCATTAGCTTAGAATGCAGATCGCGGTGATCTTCGTGAGTCATAGTAATGAGATTGTTAATGTTGTCGTTCTTACAATCGAAGTCGCTGTGATGGATGGCATATTTTTTAGCGTCGACAATCCCATTATAAAACTCGTGTATCACCCGATACTGTCGTCGATTTCTCCGTGCTCCGCCGAGCATTTTTGCCCCAACACCACAAACCTGTCGGTATTTGTTGCTATCGAAAGAATAAAACGGGAATACTGACTGTCCTTCTTGCAATGCCTTCAAGGAAATATATTTTAATTCTTTCGTGAGAATCTTGTGGTCGGGAGTTGCGTCCAGATAAGAGCCGTCGTCCAGAGTAAGTCTCCACACCTCCTTATGACTACCGGTTTTCCGTGGATTTCTGCCCAACTTAATTTCTACCTGGCCGGTTTTAGTATTAGTAGAATAAACCGGTACATCTTTGCCTTCCTCCGCCAACTGACGAATACTTACAGCATTCCTGCCATCGGCAACTGCAATAAGAGTCTCGCCCACAATGCAAGGATTCGTCGTAAGCGTTTTAAATTGAGCATATTCATGAGCCGGCAGATTTTTGGTGATATTGTCCCACATTAATAGACCGGGCTCTGCTGTTTTGGCTGCTGAGTTGATAATCTCTTCCCATAATTCCACAGCTTGGATTTCGTGGGTAAATTCAGGTTCTCCTTCAATTGGAAACTGTAAAGTAAACGTTTCGTTATTTTCCACCGCCTCCATGAAACTATCACTTATTTTAACAGACACATTCGCGCCCGTGACTTTCATGAGATCATGTTTCATGGTAACAAACTTTTCGATGTCGGGATGACGGATGTCCATGGAAATCATCAAAGCTCCACGGCGACCGTTCTGTCCAATCATACGACAAACATATGAATAGAAGTCAGCAAAGCTCCAAGCGCCGGTAGTAGTACGAGCAGAGTTGTGTACGGGGGCGCCCTCGGGGCGCAGATGTGAGATGTCAAGTCCTACGCCGCAGCGACGCTTAAATAGGTTGGCCAGATCCTTGCCGGTATCGATGATTGATGATACGTTATCCTCAGGACTGTCCACCACGACGCAATTAGACAAGGAAACCGCTACTTCGTTATTGCCGATCCCCATCATGGGGGAGCCCTGCGGTACAATATATTTAAAATTTTCAAAATAAGAATAGACTTCTTCCTCCGAGAGGTGTCCCGGTTGATCTGTGCCAAATTTATCTTCTATTCTGGAAAACTCACGTGCCATTCGAGCATGCATATCAGCAGGTGTCAGTTCTAGAAAATGACCCTTGTTGTCCCGTAAACAATATTTTGTCATAAAAACATTGGTTGCTAATTCATCACCATTAAAATACTCAAGTGTTGCTAAACGCGCTTTCTGTGCATCATACATCCCTAAATCTCCTTATCCTTTTTAAACTTTTTATACTTCTCGTAGAGGTTTTCCTTTTGCTTTTTAGCACTAACCTCAATTGTTTCATTCTCTTCCGATGGCTCCAGTACCTTTATACAAACGTTAGACGTATCCATAAAGAGCGGGTAAACGAGACCATCTGGACCATTTCGGTTCTTGGCAATAAACATTCTGCCACCGTTTACAACTTTATCATCAATCGTTCGAGAAATAGTAAATATGAAATCAGCAATGAAGCATTTGTTGAACGCCTCTGATATTGATTCCATTGTAATGACTTCTGC